CTGCCAGAGCTTGATGACATGTATCCTGACTATAGCATTTATCCAAATTGTGATTATGCTATAGGATTTATAACACGGGGATGCCCGAATAATTGCGAATGGTGTGGGGTTCCGGAGAAAGAAGGAAAGATAAAACCTTACAGGGAATGGCAGGAGATCGTCAGGCACGACACAAATAAATTGATCCTGATGGACAACAATATTTTAGCAAGCAAATATGGCATAAATCAGCTTGGCAAGCTTGCCGGAACGGACATCAGGATAGATTTGAACCAAGGAATGGACATTCGTTTAGTAAAAGAAGAATTATCGGAGTTGTTCAAAGATTTGAAATGGATTCGGTTTATACGTTTCTCCTGTGATACAAAGGCACAGCTACCTTATTTTGAAAAAGTTATAAAGTGGTTTGAGAAATATAAAGTAGGTATCAGCAAGGTGTTTATATATGTATTAGTTCGCAAAGATTTAGAAGATGCGGACTATAGAGTGCAAACGCTAAACAGAATTAACAAAAATATAAATATTTATGCACAGGCAGAACGAAATGAAAGAAAAGGCATTATACCAAACAAAATGCAATTGGAATTTGCGCAGAGGTATGTATACGGAAGACTATACCGGCACGAAAATTGGAATCAATATTGCAAGAGAAAAGGATTTAAATAATGTGATAAACATTAATTAAGCGATACAACAGGTATGCTATTTTAATAAAAAACTACGGAGGATCTGAGAAAATGACAATTAAGGATAGAGTAATTAATGATGTATTAGTTGCAATGAGAGTACATGTAACATCACAGACGATAGCTATTTTATCGGGAATAATGGCACAAGTAATGTATGGCATAGACATGATAGAGGAACAAACAAGCCTTGCAACAATTGATAATACGAATGAATATATTATCCAACTGTTTATGGTTAAAAAGGCTCCAAAATTGTCTGAGAATACAGTAGATCAATACATGATACATATTAATAATTTAATAGATATGATCTCGAAACCTCTGATATTAATAAAAAAGGATGATGTTGAGCGTTATCTTTATCAATATAAAAAACGCGGAAATAGTAATGTGAGCGTTAATAATTGCAAACGGTGCTTATCTGCATTTTTTACTTGGATGAGAAGGGAGGATTTAATAGTTAAAAATCCGGTTGAAAACATTGATAATTACAAAGAGTCGGTTAAGCAGATTGAGCACTTAGAAGCCGAGCAATGGGAGCAACTCAAGACAGGCTGCAATAAAATCAAGGACCGGGCGTTGTTAGAATTTTTACGTTGTACAGCTATGAGAGACGGCGAGGTACCGGCGGTCCGTGTATGTGATGTTGATTGGAGTGATGGAAAGATCATAATATTTGGTCAAAAATCTGATAGGTATCGGACAGTATGTATAGACCGCGTTGCAAGAGATTATCTTAACAGATATTTGAAAGAAAGAGGAATAACCCAATCAAGTAAGGAACCTCTATTTATCAGCAACGGCTCTGTAAATCCATTGCAACGATGTGGCATATACAGCGCGATTAAGGCTATTGCACGCCGGGCAGGGATGGATATTAATGTATATCCCCACCTAATCAGAAAGACCACAGCAACAAATATCATTAAGCGCGGAGGCAGCACGGAAGAGGCCGGAGAATACTTAGGACATGCAGAGAGTAATACCGCAGGAAGACATTATGCGTACAAAGGCGAGGAACATGTTTATGATATTTTCAGAAGGAGAGTAGCCGCTATATGACAGATAATGTGGATTTTGAAAGTAAAAAAGAATTTTTAAATAATTACAAATCAATCATCAAAAGAATTAGAAGGCTTGATGAGGAAATTGAAAAGTTAAGGACCAAAGAAATGAGTCCTTCGTCTCCATCGGGAGGAACCGGTAAAGGTTGTGATGTAAAAGATTTATCACTATATGCCGCAAAGCTTGACGAATATGAAACCGATCGAGAAGAATGCTTTAAAAAACTTGAAGAAATAAAAGATGCTATTCATTCGCTAACAGACCAGACTGATATTTTAATTTTAGAAATGAAATACATAGATGGATTACAAGACAAGGAAATATCTGAAAGAATTGGATTGTGTCGCGATAGAATATCAAGGAGAAGGTTGACGGCAATAGAAAATATTGTGATTGGATGAATGAAGGAGAAAAGGAATGAGTATATCAGTACTATTGGTTGAAACTCCGGATTGTTGCGAATTGTGCAGATTTATCAACTATGAACCAGTGAGCAGATGTAGTGTACTACCTCATAGGATGTCAAAAATCAATGATAGACTTAACAAGCTTGATAATTGCCCTTTGCGTGCACTGCCAGAAAGAAAAGAGATAATGCCAATTAATGCAGAATCATATGTAAGTGGTTGGAATGAGTGTATTGAAGAATTATTAACTGAAAACAGGAAAGGAATCAAAGGCCATGACAAATAATGAATCAACACACCTGTCACTATTTACAGGTATTGGAGGACTGGATATTGCAGCAGAGTGGGCCGGATTCAGAACAGTTGGTCAGTGTGAATTTGCAGACTATCCAACTAGAATATTAGAAAAACATTGGCCAGACGTTCCAAGATGGAGGGACATACATGGATTATCAGCAGATGAGTTTATTCGACGAACAGGAATCAGACAAGGAGAACTTACATGCATTTCAGGGGGCTTCCCCTGCCAGCCTCACAGCGTTGCAGGAAGTCGTAAAGCGTCTTGTGATGAACGTGATCTATGGCCGGAGTACCGGCGAATCGTTAGCGAAATTAGACCAAAATGGGTTGTGGCTGAAAATGTACGGGGATTACTTTCAAGCGAATCTGGAGGGTTCTTTCGAGGAATACTCAGAGATTTTTCCGACCTGGGGTATGATGTTGGATGGTGTTGTTACAGAGCTGCCGATGTCGGAGCAATTCACGCCAGAGAGCGTATTGCAATTATTGCCCACGCCGTTAGCGAGCGATGCACAAGTGGGTACAATAATCGGGAGGAACGATACATTCCAGAAAACAAAAAATGGAACAATGAGAAAAATAAATGGAAAGGGGACAAGCGGATCTCTGGGACTGGCAAGGACATTGCGATTAATACCGACACTGACGGCAAGTGCATGGAAAGGATGTGCAAGGAATCGTTACATAGGGTCGGAACACCAACACTGCGGGATACCGCAGGAGAAATTGAGGAATGGACCAGACAGTCCAATCTATTTGAACCCAAATTACTGCGAAATTATAATGGGGTTCCCGGAGCAGTGGACAGAATTAAGTGTTTAGGAAATGCAGTAGTACCTCAACAGTTCTACCCAGTATTTAGGGCTATTGCAGACATAGAAATGAGTTATTTATAAATCAACCGTCCCCGGCGGCATCCGGGGAGAAAGCAGACAAATATGGATGAAATAATTGATACTATTCGGGCAAAGGCAGAGTTTGCAAAAGTTGTGTTAGATTGTGCAGAAGTTAGGTACGGTACACGTGATGAAAAAACAAGGATGTGCCGACAAAGGTATCTGACGCTTTTAGAAGTATTAGACTCTGTACTTGATTGTCAGTCAAAAAATGCCATGAAAGAAGAACTGATTGACATAGGTGAAATGCTATATGCGTGGTGTAAAAAATATAGCAAGGAATCCGTATCATTACGTATTTCAGACGGTTTTATCTTAGGGAAGCTTAATCCAAGCGATAAAGATTATGAAGATACACAACTGTTTATAAACAAAGAAGAATCTTATTTTGTGAAAGAAGAATCATGATAATAACAAGAAAAAACTGGTTACAACGGTTGTTATGCAAACATAATTATCAATGGTTCCAAAAGCCTTCATATTCTCAATTTGTTGTAATTTCTGGTGAGTCAAATATAAGAGTATGTACTAAATGCGGTAAGCAAAACGGAGAAAGATTTTTGCAATATGAAGGAATGGGATATAAGTAAAATAATAAGTTAGGAGAGATATACAATGTTGATATTAATGGATTATAAAGGGTGTGGTAATTGTGAAAAACGTGGAAGTGATTTTGATTGTACAGCACATACCAAACAGGTAGAAATCGCATTTCTAAAACCGCAGTTTTGGGATAATTGTTGTGGAGATATGGTAACAGTTTTTAGGGAAGGTGATAAGGTAAAAGGTTTTGCTGTAATAGATGATAATAAAGTCTATTGCGTAACGGCTGAATCGACGGTATACAAAGATATTACTGATTTTGTAGATTTGGAAGATGTAGAAATAATAATAAGTTACGGCACGAAAGGAGAAAAATGAATAAGTATTTTGAAATACTTACTAAATATTTTAAGACTTCGAGTGTCGCCCAATCCCTTCAGTCTCCCGAAATGTTTTTGATGACAAAGTGTCCAGAACTTGAAAATTTAGACAGTGCAAGTTTTTGGATAAGGCAGTATGAAGAATGGGTTGATAAAAAAAGATGGAAATATGACGGTTGCGGTAGATCGGAAGTAAATTAAAAGTTAGGAGGAGTTAAACAATATGAATTTAACAGCAAATGAATTACTAGTGTTTTTGCAGAATCTAAAAATGGCCGGGGAAGATTTAGATTATCTTACGGTTTACCGTTTTGATAGTGAAATGCTAATACCTGCTGAAATGGCTGAATGCGATGGTGAAACAGTAAATATATACTGATTCTTAATTAAAATTGGAGGACCGTAATGACAGAGAGTACACTTAATAAGGCGATATTTATAAAAAAAGAAATAGAAAAGGCTCAGAAAAGAAAAAATGAGCTTGAAGAACAAGACAAATTGTGTTGGGGAAATACTGGTGATGTGAGGGGAAGACAATTCATGTTAACTATTCTTGATGGTGGAGAAACATATGATATTTTAGTAAATCCTGAATCAATGAGGTTTGCAATTCGACAGGAATTAGAGCGTGTAAATCAGAAACTTGACAATTATATGAAGGATTTCAGTGAATTAAATTAAATACTATGGAGGGAAATATGGTAAGTATTGATAAATTTATCGAAAGTGTTCGTAATATTGATCCAGAAGTAAAAACAATATGTACACAGGGAGCCTGTTACAAGTTTGCAAAATTTGTGAATCTCTATTACCCTCTCAGTGAATTTTATATTTCACTAGATAAGCAACATATTATTATCAGATACAAAGACAATTACTATGATATTAACGGTAAATGTTTAGGAGATGGTTATATACCAATGACAGAAGAAAATAGAGATGAGTGTGAGACTTGGAGTTTTAGCAAGAAATACTTTGTTGGAAAAGAATGTGCTTACTGTGGTGAGATAATTACATAATGCTAATTAATCAATGGAGGAGATTTAGAAATGAAAGATAATTCATTTATACAGTTAATCAAGGATAATCCAGAACTACCAATACTGCCAATGGTATCATACGAGATTGCAGCAGAGGACTGTCCTACATATTGGGGTGGAAGCTGGGGTAAATCCAATATCGAAGAATATCTTATAGTCGGAGAGAGGATAACATACATGGGCAATGACGATCCGGCAGAGCTCATGGAGGAAATCTTATCTATAGATGAATTTGACCAAATGACAGACGATGAAATTCTTTTAGCCTACGAAGCACTACCATGGATAAAAGCTATCATTGTATATATCGAACTGCCTGAGGTATAAAGGCAAAGAAAGAAGGTAAAAATATGCCAGATATATTAGAGCGAAAAGATAAGGTTGCACGAAAAAATCATACATGCTCATATTGCAATGGAACAATAGAAAAAGGGACATCTTATGAATATGCAAAACTCAAAGATGGTGGTGAGCTATATGAATGGAAGAATCACAAAGAATGTGGTTTTATCGCACAACAGCTATGGTCATATATCGATCCAGACGAAGGAATGACAGAAGAAGAATTCCAGGATGGCTGTATGGAGTTTTGCAAAGCATTTATATGTCCAGACTGCAATAAAAAGACGGAGGATTGCTATTATTGTCTTGATAAGATATTTGCATTTCTTCAAAATTATGATTTTAAGAGAATTAAAGAAAAAAACGGATGGATGTATACTTGGGAATGCGTCCCGAAAGAAAATCAGGACTTATGAGTACCGCATCACACCACACGACACCACACCGCACCACTCCATACCACACCGTACCGTATTGACATCAAAAAAAGGCATGATATAATTAAAATGTAGAAATGTGTAAAATACGCATTGATATTTCAGTATCCCCCCCCTTCCGTTGAGGCAGGCATTAGGTTAATCCAGTGCTTGCCTTTTCGATTTAAGCCAACTTGTGAAGGATAAGGCTGGGTTCCCGAAATGGGAGTAGGTTGCAAGACTTAGAATCCTTTGCCCCTGGGGTTGGCTATAGATAGCAAGATTAAAAATCTAACTACGGAAAACTTCGTAGTTTAAAATTATATAAATATGAAATTTTTGGATAATGAGGTGGTGATAATTGGCAAGAGCACCAGATGAAAGAATTACAATAGCAAAGGAAATGTATGAGACTGGGACCGCGCTAATTGAGATTGCCAATCAGTTTAACATCCCAGAAGGAACTATCCGCTCATGGAAAAATAGGGGGAAATGGCAACGCAACGAGAACTGCAACGCAACGGATAATAAGAAATGCAACGTTGCAAAAAAGAAAAGCGTTTCAATCAAGAAAAAGTCACAACCAAGCTGGATTAAAATAGAACAAGAATATGTATCAGATATAAATAAGAAGCCTTGTACTATAAAGGAATTGTCAATTAAATATAATATCAATTATGATTATATGAGACAATATGCGTCTGATAATGAATGGAGCAAGAAAAGAAAAGAGAATCTTACAATAATATCACAAAAAACGGTTGAAAAAGTAATTGATGTATTGGTTGATAAAGAAACGGATAGAATAAGTCGCATTTATTCTTTAGCTGATCGATTAAGTGATAAGTTAGAACAAAGCATAGATGAACTTGATCGTGCAATGGTAATGAATAAGAAAAAGACAAGAGTTATTGAATATAAAGACGATAATGCAAAAGGAAAACCTACCAAAGAAACCATTGAGGAAAACGAGCAATTGATTGAGATTGCGAGCATTATTGACAGGGCAGGACTAAAACAGTTAACCGGAGCCTTAAAAGACATAAAGGATATACAGATTGAAAAAGATAGCCAATTAGAGGAAATAGAAGATCTATCCGAAAGTGAGAAGGAGATATTTGGAGATGATTAAAAAAAAAGAACTCTAAAATATAACTTCTCACAAAAACATATTGATTATATGAAATCTTCTGGTTCTGCATCAATCAATATTGCAGAGGGAAGTATTCGTGCCGGAAAAACAACCGATAATATCCGGATATTTGCAAGAAATCTAAAGAAATCTAAAGATAAATTACATCTTGCGACTGCAAATACACAACCAGGAGCAAAAACGATCATCGGTGATTGTGATGGACTTGGATTAGAACATATCTTCCGTGGTCAATGCCGATGGGGTAAATACAAGGGTAATGAAGCATTAATTGTTAAAGGTCCCGATACTAACAACAAAGAAAAAATAGTTGTTTTCTGTGGTGGCGGTAAAGCTGACAGTTATAAACGTTTTCGTGGTATGTCAATCGGATTATGGATTGCAACCGAAATAGATTTACATCACGAGAACACGATTGAAGAAGCTATGAAACGTCAGGTTAATGCTGATATCCGTAAGTTGATATGGGATTTAAACCCAAACAACCCAAATCATCCGATTTATACAAAGTATATTGATAAATGGTCAGATGATTATGAATCTGGAAAATTACTTGGTGGATTCAATTATGAAAGTTTCAATATTTTTGACAATATAAACATTACAGAACAAAGGTTAAAAGAAGTAATATCACGATATACCGAGGGAACTGTTGAGTATATACGAGATATTTTGGGAAAAAGATGTGTTGCGGAGGGTCTTATTTATAAAAAATTTGCCAATCATTCCGCAGATTATTTGATTGAAAAAGTGCCTCACTTAATGGAAATAAATATAGGGCTTGATTTCGGAGGTAATAAGTCCGCTCACGCTCTCGTAGCAACTGGAATTACGCCGAACTATCAAAAGCTGATAGGATTGGCAAGTAAAAGAATTTTTCATAAAGATTATCAAGATGGCATCGCTCCGGCTGATGTTGATAAGTTTGTTGTGGAGTTTGTAGGATTTGTCATAAAAGAATTTGGAAGATGCGATTATCTCGAATGGGACAATGAGGCCGTCACGCTGGGAACCGGTGTAAAAAGAGCGGTAGAAAAAGTATATCCGCAAGTAACTGTAAGAGGATGTTACAAGGCCGAAATTAATGACAGAATTGATTTAATGCAGAAACTAATAGGTGAAAATAGATTCCTATACACAAGGCACTGTGAGACGCTAAAAGAGGCATTAAAAACAGCAATATGGAATCCAGTACCGGCAGAAATTGGAATTGATGAAAGGCTGGATGATGGAACATCAGATATTGACAGTTTGGATGGATTAGAGTACACTATAACTAGACAGCTAAGACGGTTTATACAATAAATATTAGATACAATTAAATATTGTTATATAAATAAATTTATGATATAATTAAATAAAAAAGGAGTTTATATCATGAATGAAGTAATTTACGAGCAAGGCGGAAAAGCCGCAGTATTTCAAGGAAAAAGATATTTCTTGCGTGAAAGCCAGGGATATTTTTATTGTCATAGACGTGGCAGAATTCACATGCTCTTACATAGAATGGTTTGGATAAGTCATTTTGGTGAAATAAAAAATGGCTATGAAATACATCATATTGATGGAAATAAAAATAATAACGAGATTGAAAATTTAGAATGTCTTTCAATAAGACAACACAAAATTCATCATGGGAAAATATTAACAGAAGAACAAAAAGAAAAAATGCGAGAAAATTTAATTGAAAATGTAAGACCAAAGGCAAGCGAATGGCATGGAAGTACCGCCGGAATTGAATGGCATAAACAACATTATGAAGATATGAAAGATAAATTACATGAAAAATCGGAGTATGATTGCAAATGGTGTGGCAAAAAATATATTACTCAAAAAGCAGAAAAGAATACATTTTGTTCTCAAAATTGCAGAAATAAAGACCGCAGAGCAAGAGGGGTTGACAATGAAAAAAGAATTTGTGAATATTGTGGAAAAGAATTTGAAGTAAATAAATATGAAAAAACTATTACTTGCAGTCGTAAATGTGGAGCACAAAATAGAAAAAGAAAAGCAGAATTAAACAAACAAACCAAATAACAACAACCAAAGTTTTTTATAGTATAAGACAGATGATTAACATATCTGTCTTTTCTTATGCTTATAGATATGTTTTGTACATTTTTACTATAACGGTATTCCGATTTCCCAGCGTTATACTTTCATGATTTAGTAAAATTACACACATATTACCAAAAACACGTAATATGTGGCACTTACCTATGCGCAAAAGAGATGTTTCGCGAAGAGTTGACAAAAATGGTAATAATCCGAAAGGATTTTACAGCATAAGGCGGTCTGTACAACCGTAGAGTGGGAACCAGTCCCCCACTCTTTTCTTATGCTTATAATTGGACTGACATAATAATTTAGGAGGACTGGTAGAGATGAATGAATTTATTAAGGTAAATTATGAAACAGAACAGCCGACTGTATCGGCAAGGGATTTGCATGAAGCATTAGAAATAAAAGAAAGATTTAATTTGTGGTTCAGCCGTTATGAAGATTTATTTGTAAATGGCTTGGATTATACCAATGTAGGCAAACCTACAATGGTTCAAAATAATGGCGGAGAGCAATTCCGAGTTATGGATGATTATCTATTAAATGTAGATATGTCAAAGCATATTTCAATGATGTGTAAAACTTCAAAAGGCAGAGAAGTAAGACAATATTTCATTGATTTAGAAAAAGCATGGAACACGCCAGAACAAATAATGGCAAGAGCCTTGAAATTTGCACAGCAAGCCGTAGATAGCCTAAAAGATCGTTGCAAGTTCCTTGGTGGACAGGTGGTAGAACAGCAAAAGGTCATTGAGGAAATGCAGCCTAAAGCTTCTTATTATGATTTGATCCTGCAATGTAAAGATTTGATAGCTACTACAGTTATTGCCAAAGATTATGGTATGTCAGCAATAAAGTTTAATGAGATGCTCCACGAATATGGTATTCAATTTAAACAAGGGAAAACATGGGTTCTGTACGCAAAATACCAAGGACAGGGATATCTTAAGACTAAGACCCATAATTATTCAGACTCAGAAGGTGTACAGCATTCAAGGGAGCATTCCTACTGGACCCAGAAGGGAAGACTATTTTTGTATGACTTTCTAAAAAATGAAGGGATTTTACCACTTATAGAGCAATAATAACCAGGACGCATAAAGTGTCTATTTTAATAGAAATTAAGGAGAACACAATATGGAAGTATCAGAAAATTTACCCGTTGCCGCAATGGGGGGATTCGGATATCCGTTTAAAACCAAGGCAGATGAAGTGAGAGAACTCATGGAAATAGCACAGGAATGCGGATATGAAAAGGACAAAATTCTGTTTGAAGAAATGTTAAATACTGTATACCGCGGAATATAGGCAGGGCAGGCTATTGCGTTAGCTTGCCTTGGGTGATGCGGTGGTGGAATAGGTAGACACATAGTAGATTTGCTGCAACGCAAATAGCGAGGTGCTAAAGGGATGAGTAATTGATTTATTGCTCATGGAGCAGAGCAAACCTGCCTCTAATCGGTTCGATTCCGAAGATAAATCATGCAGGGTGCAAATCCCTGCCCGCATTACATGCTAATGTAGCACAATGGTTAGTGCGATGGCCTTATAAGCCATTGATTGGAGTTCGATTCTCTGCATTAGTATTTATTAAAAACAGGAGGAAATAAAATGAGAGATTATCAACAATGCTTTGGTCGAAAACATTATGGTCGTATATTTACGGATAAAGAAGAAAATATATCTAAAATAAAAGAAATCATAAAAGAAATGGACGAATTTGAATATGGATATTTGCCAAATGATTTTATAACTGTTTTTAAAACTCATTATTTTGGAGAGAATAATGAGTTTTATGATGTAGAAACAATATATACACATAAATTCGATTCGCTTGATACAAATGAGCTTTCCCGCAGATGTTGGGAACAAGGAATATATATGTTTTGCTGGTTTGGGCGTGGCGGTGAATATGAAAATAGATAATATTGAATAAATATATTTATTCATAATAATTAGGCGGTGTTAACATGGGATTTATTTCCGCAATTAGAAAGTGGTGGCGAGGATTGTTTTCAAAAAAGGATATAGAAGCCGCATTAAATTTAAAAATAGCCATTACCCCAGAGCAACAACGAAAATATGAGTTATGGCGACAATTATATAATGGAGAGGCTATATGGAATACGGACCCGGAAAATGGTGTTCCAAGTTTACATATTGCTGCCGGTGCATGTACTGAAACGGCAATAGCGGTAACCGTGAAGCTTGAAAGTGAAGTAACAGGGGATAATCCGCGATCAGAATTCTTGGATGATCAATACAAGCGAGTGATTGGCGACTTAAGGGAAACTATAGAAAAATGCTGTGCAGGAAGTGTTGTTATTTTAAAGCCTTTTGTCAGAAACGGTGAAATAAGGGTAACAGTATCAGAAAATAATTGCTTTTATCCCTTGAAATATAACGAGCTGGGCGAACTCGTTAGCGTTATATTTGCCGATACACTCACAGAAAACATTGATCAAAAGACATATTATTATACTCTATTAGAAAAATGCACATTTGAAAATAACACATATCGAATTGAATATTCAATCTGGAAAAGTGAAAATATGAATGCTTTAGGCAAGCAAATATCCTTTGCGGAGGGACCTGACGAATGGCAGGAGCTTCCAGAGTATGTACAATGGCCAGATGTTGAACATCCATGGTTCACCGTATTACAGATGCCTGGCAGGGGTGAAGCATTGTTTTCCCGGGGCATTGATTTAATAAGAGAAGGCGACAAGCAATTTGGTAGGGCTATATGGGAATTCGAGGGTGGAGAATTAGCAATTGATGTAGGCTCCGATCTGATGAAAAAAGACAGCAATGGTAATTTTATAGTACCACAGGGACGTAACCGGCTATTCCGTGCATGGGACGGCGCATCAGGACCTGAAGGAATAGGGATAAAAGAATATAACCCAGAATTTCGTGATGTATCTATTTTCAATGGATTAAATGAATTTTTACGAAGAATAGAATTTGTTTTGGGTCTTGCTTATGGAATCTTATCAAATCCACAGGATACAGATAAAACAGCTACAGAAATTAAGAATTCCAAACATCGTTTTTATCAAACGGTCTCAGATATACAGAGAGAAGCACAATTATCATTAGAAACTCTTGTAGTTGTCATGGACGACATTGCTACGCGTTATAATCTTGCGCCCTTTGGAGAATATGATATATCGTTCTTCTGGGATGATAGCATATTAAAAACGACAGAAGAAAAGCGAGCTGAGTATTATGAGGAACTAAAATGGCTTATAGCATTAATGGGTAGTGATATTATTGATAAAGCAGAGATCAGAGCGTTTATTATTGAAAATTCAGATTTCTTCTCAAAAATTACACCTGAAATGATAAAGGAAGCCCAAGCAGGATTACCAGAAGTTTTAGAGTTTGATGAATAATAACTAAAGGGGAATAGATATGCTTGATTCACAATTTTACGATGAAGCTCCGCAGCCGGTATCTCGCATAATTAATAGTGCAGAAAATAGATTAATCCAGGAGATTGCAAGGAAAATCAAATCTATGCATGAGATATCTGGTTCCGTAGATTATGAAATACAACGGCTATCTACTATCCGGGAAATTGATAAAGAATTTAAAAATATACTTTCAGACATGACAAAATTATCTCTGATTGAAATAGATGAGATATTCAAACAAGCAGCTGAATCAGCATACGTCTACGATAAGGCATTATATGAAGCAAGGGGAGTAGAATTTGTTGAATATAAAGACAATGATTTTTTACAGCAATTAACAAAGTCCATTTCAGATCAGACTCAAAGCGAATTCACAAATCTAACGCAAACAATTGGATTTAGGGATTCTGACGGAAGATATCGCAATGTAAGAGATACATTTGTCAATAAATTGGATGAAGTGACATTCCAAGTTACCTCTGGTACTTCCAGTTATGACGATGCTATTAAAAGAGCCGTGAAAAGCTTGGTTGAAAGTGGGATAAGGGTAGTTGATTACGAAAGTGGTCATACTGATCGGGTTGAAGTAGCCACACGCCGGGCAGTTCTTACTGGCGTTGGTCAATTAGCTAATCAGGTCGCAATAAGGACCATTAATGAAATAAATGCAGAACACATACAAGTAAGTATGCATGATGGAGCAAGAACGGGAAACGGCTGGGGGGATATAAAAGACCATTCCGCCTGGCAAGGGAAGATATTTGCAAGGAATGGCGTAAATTTAACTACTCTTGAAAGGGAAACCACAGAAAAAGACAAAGACTATCCAGATTTTATTAAATATACCGGCTATGGAACCGGAGACGGAATAGGGGGATGGAACTGTCGGCATAATTTTTCTGGTTTCCTGCCAAGATTAATGGACCCCAACTATTCGGATGAAGAGATTGCTGAGCAGCAAGAAAAAGACAAGGAAATAACCGAATGGGAAACTACAGACAGAAAGGGAAATAAAGTGGTAACTGAATATACAAGGTATAAAGCAACCCAAGAGCAACGCCGTATGGAGCGTATTATGAGAAAAACACGCGCTCTGGCAGTTGGGTATAAATCTGGTGGAAACATGGACGCATACACAGAGACAAAATCAAAATATAAGGCACAAAGAGCTGAATATAAAAAATTTAGTGAAGCCATGTCATTACAACCACAATGGGAAAGAGTATATGTTGATGGACTTTCCCGAATATGATTTTAGGAGGTAATAAATAATTATGACAAAACCCACGCTTTCATCTTCTGCCAGATTGAACCTCAGGCGCCAATGGGTTGCTATAAAACAGCAACTTGATAAAAATCTAATCGAATATAAAGAATTAAAAACCGCCGATAATGAGCGGTTTTTTGTTGAAGAAAATCAATTTTTAGTGAGGTGATAAGATGGCTGAATATAATTCAAGGCATACCGGAAAGCAAATAGATAATGGAATAGATACAGCTTTTTCGAATGAATCAAAAGTATCTGTCCTACAAGAAAAGATGGATGTGATTTCTGCAAATGTAGAGTCAATACAGACAGAAGCAACTAACGCGCGATCTGTAGCTGATAATGCGGCAATCAAAGCAGCAACGGCAGGATACAGAATTGAAGAAATTAATATTGCATTAATGTCAAGAATTAATGCATTAGAAGCCAGATTATAGGAGTTGTGTATATATGGATAACGATAAGCAATGGTATCTATGCCCTAATTGCGGACAGAAATTGTTAAAGAAAGATGATAACGCAGTCTGCATTGGGGTTTATGATAAATGCAAGAAGTGTCGGAAAGAAATTGAAATCAAAATAGGAGGATGCACCAATGAGTCAAGGAATGAAGATTAGTTTTAATGCGGAAATGCAATACGAAGTATCACAAGAAGATGCAAGAAAGAATACGAAAGATGCAATAGATGAATTAAAAAAATCTGGACAAAATTTCATTCTTGAATCAATCGGAATAACTGATGATTCGAGTTATGAAGATATGATAGTCATGATTATTAAGAGAACATTAAGAGCGTTGGATGATTCAGATAAAATCATAACAATTGATAACTTAAAAATTGATTAAAACTCTATGTGAGCCAATTGAGCCGGAGGATACAGCTGATTCTGTGTCTTTCGGCTCTTTTTTATTATAAAAATTTATCCGTTTCAGAAACGGAACAAAAGTTATCGGACTTTAAATAACCGAATGAAAGGAGAACATTATGAAACACAAAAAATTATTACCAATTAACTTACAGTTTTTTGCGGAGAAAGATGATTCCGCAACTGAAAACAGTCAATCGGAAACTGGTGAGGAACAAACTTCACAAATTACCGAACAATCCGAATCGGAGGATACAAAAGAAACCGAACAGAAACAGAAAACAATTTTACGAACACAGGAAGAAGATAATGAACTTTTCAAACGAACAGCAATCAAAGAAAAGAAAGCTCTTTATGCCAAATTGGGCGTGAAGGATGATAATGAATTTGAGCAAGTTCAATCTCTTTTGAAAGCCGAGCGAGAACGACAACAGAAAGAAGAAGCAGATAAGCCCCTTATTGAAAAGCTACAGGGCGAATTAGAGGAGCGTAAAAAGAACGATGATGAAACTGCTAAGCGTCTCGCTAAACTCGCCGCATTGGAGCAGAAAGAGACTGTAAACGCTTCCCTTCTCAAACTGTACGGCAAAGAAAAAGCTTTGGATTTGTCGAGCGTGGATACAGATTATGTTACATATCTGGCAAATCAAAAGGTTTCTGATACTGTAACCTTTGATGAGGCGGTTGAGACTGTACTAAAAGAAAAGCCACCAATTGCCAAGCTGCCGGAAATGGCCGGTGGAGCAGGTACAAAACCGGTTTCCAAAACAGAAGAAGAAGCCTTAAGAGAAAGTTATAAACAGGCTGCCAAACAGGGGAAATCGGCTGAAATGTCACGATTAATCAGAGAAGCAAAAAGAAAAAATATTGAATTAGAATAGGAGTGAATTAAATGCCAACAGGAACAACTTTAACAGATACAATTAACTATTCGGGAATGTTACACGCAAGAACAGACAAAGCCACAAAATTTATTGATGCTATTTACGCCAGGGGCAGAGAAGGTGGTAGAAGGACTACTAACTCCGTTGAATTTATTTTGGCAGGCGGGTATAAAACAAGAGATCCTAAGCAGCCGGAAATAAGTGAAGAACAATCCCTGACTGCACCTGATCCCAAAACAACAGAAAGAGATCAGGAGTCTAATGTAATTCAGATTTATCATGAATCCGTTGCAGTCTCTTATATGAAGCAGTCCAATTTTAACGCATTGGGCGGAGTTAATGTAGCAGGAGCCGTTAATAATACACCGAATGAATTAGACTTTCAGGTTGGTGTAGTAGTCGATGAAATGCGAAAGGATTTAAACTGGACTACAATCAATGGGACATATCAGTATATACCAGGCAGCACAACGGTGGCACCTAAATCCAGAGGATTAATGGAAGCACTACAGACCAATCGGTTTGATATAGGGGGAGCATATTTAAGCAAAAATGTGGTGAATGATGTACTCATGAATTCAATCAAAAACGGATTTTCGCCCGAAGGAATTGAAATCTGGGTTAATCCCGATATGATGGATATTATAACAGATACATATATTCAGATACCGGGCTCTGCTCTTCCATCCTCAAGAACAGAGGGCGGTGTAGCATATTCGACAATCCTCACCAACTACGGAGACATCAATATCTTTTGGGATACCATGATACCTACTGCTTGTATTTCATTTATTAATGTTAGCTTACTGGCAATCGCAGAAAAGCCAACAATTAATGACAGGGGTGAAAACCTTGGCGTTTTGTTTTATGAGCCTTTAGCAAAAACCGGGGCAAGTGAAAGAGGCCAGCTGTATGGCGAAATTGGCTTTGATTATGGCGCGGAATGGCATCATTCTATAATGACAGGTATTGGAAGATAAGGGGGAGCCGGATGTATAAATTAGCAAGTACGGGAAAGTTCGAGGAAATCAAATCAAAAAAAAGAACAGATGATTCTGTTGGCGTCCTTGAATTGAAAATTTCCGAATTATCTAAGCAAATAAAGTCAAAGGACGCAGAGATTAAAAAGATTACAAAAGAAAAAGATGAAGAAATCGCAAGATTTGAGCAAATGGTCAGAGACAGAGATGCCCGGATACATGAATTGGAATCATCAATTTAAAACCCAAAATAGGAAAGGCGGTATAATAGTATGTTTTTTGCCGATACAGACTTTTACAAAAATGAATATCTTCTTGGTAGAACAGAAATTATACCGCTTGAAGAATTTTTATTTTGGTCTCGCACTGCTTCCGATTATATAAACTGGCGAAGGATTGAGTTCGATAAAGTCCCAGAAGTTTTGAAGCTTTGTACCTGTGAGGTTGCGGAGGCGTTCTATGTGGAATCTGAAAAGGAATTTATGAGCATGGAACCTTCCCAATCAGTAGGAGCATATAGTAAGGGTGCAGTTAGTATCAAGCAAGACAAAGCCGATTTTAATGTTCGTGTAAATGGGATAATTAAACGATATTTGGCAGGCGGCGAGCTGCATAATTTATTTGTTTGGAAAGGAGTTACAAAATGAAAGTATTTTTAGGCGGCACATGCAACGAAAGCACATGGAGAGAATATTTAATCAAGTTATTAAAAATTGACTATTTTAATCCCGTTGTGCCTGACTGGACATCCGAATGCATGGCAGAAGAAATAAAACAGCGTGAATTATGCGATTATTGTCTGTATGTCATTACTCCAAAAATGACAGGAGTATACAGCATAGCGGAAGTTGTTGATGATAGCAATAAACGCCCTGATAAAACAGTATTCTGCCTGCTGACATATGAATGGGATAAATCAACATGGGAACATGGTCAATGGAAATCATTGAATCAGGTTGGTAGAATGGTTGAACGGAACGGCGGTAAATATTTCACTGATTTACATGATGTCGCCAATTATCTGAATGGAGAATAAATGTATGGAAACCTTTCTTTATATTTTATGGGCATTATATATTATGATATGTGTCTATTTTATCTTTACCAAGTTAATGTTTTGGGTATTTAATAAACTGAATATACCAAACCCAATAATTGCCGCTGTTAATTTTATTCGGATTGTAATAAATCAGAAATGAAAAACAATTTAATTTTTAATTGTCTTATCAATTTGCTATAATATTTTGTTTTGAAAAAAGGGGGATTTATGTCTACATCATATTTAAAGCAATTCGCTGAAAGGCGGCAGAAGAAAAAAATACAGTTTCCACCGGAAGTAACAGGACCGGTAACAATATTTCCGAGACGGACAGATAATCTAACCGGAAATCAAACAAATGTTACTGCGGTATTACAAGGTTGTTTTTGGGATTCTGATAGTATAAGTAATTTTATTAGAACAGGACAACAAACAATAAATAATGCGACAATATTTATCCCATATAGCGCCGAGGTAACAGGAAGAACCTATTTAACACCGGAAGAATGGAATGCATTGCCCAACGATGCTCCTGATGTTTATTGGACTGTCGACCCCAAGAATTTGCCTATTTTAATTGCTGGCATTAATTTACATGAATTTTCGTGGGCTTCTCCTAATGCCAGTAATCGAATAACAATACAAGAAAACAATTTTTTGAATTTGAATCCAACAGCTAAACGTATTATTGAAGTAAATGTACAAAACTTTGGTCCGTTGGATATGTGGCATATTGTGCTTAGGGGTTAATTACTAAAACGTCTTTAAAGGTCGGTTTTCTATGTCCGAAAGAAGGTGAATCATGAAAATTACAACACCAAAGTCTAAACCAATTTCAAAAGATAAAGCATTGGAGGCAATGATTGAATGGTATCCCGGTTTTGAAAAACGCATGAATAATACTTTCGGTGAAGGGAGTTCATTGCAAAAATTTATAGATGCTGCGGTTTTAAGTGGTTGCGAACCATATATACCGTTAAAAACAAGTACACTTATCAGAAGCGGAGAAATCGCCACGATAATAGGCAGTGGTACAGTCACATGGCTGACTCCTTATGCACGTTTTTTATACTATGGAAAACTAATGATTGATCCTGAGACAGGAAGTGCATGGGCGTTGGCTGGGAATAAAAAAATTGTGACTGATATTAATTTGGTTTATCATGGTGGCGGAAAACGTGGTTCGTTCTGGTTTGAAAGATGGAAATCTGATAACCTCAAATCATTTGCAGGAAATTTAAAACGAGAACTTGGGTTAGATTTGGAGGTATATTAATGGATGAAGAGATTTTATTTTTAGACCGGCTTATAAAATTTATTGAGAGCTGTCCGTTTTTAAATGCCACAGGGAACATATCGGCAGCTCAATTTGACCCTGTGAATCAAGTAGTGGTGGTACCATTTAGTCCTAATGTTACACAGGGTAACGGAATCTCCTATAATGGATTAAGTTCGCCGACAATAGAGAGATATATTGATAGAAGTATCATTGTAACCAACCAGGCGAATTTTACATTAAATATTTTGCGGCAGTTTATTGATCCTATTTTTAACAAGGAGACAGCAGAATTTATATCACGATTTGAACAATGGGTTTTAACTCAAAGTTTAATAGGAAAGGCACCATTATTCAGTAGACCATTTTATCCGGAAGAATTAATATGGGCGGATGGTGGTTTTTTATGGAATGTTGTGCAGGATGCGAATATTCCATTTGCAGCATATCAAACAAACATACATATTAGATATCAAACAATGATAGAAAGTGAGGATGATTATTAATGGTAACAGATTTTAATTTAACAGGCGAGGCATTAAGAAATTTATACATTTTTGCAGTGGATGTATCAGAAGGAGCGGTAACTCCGGAATGGGAAATACAGGGATACAAAACCGAAGATACATCGATGGAATTTAATCCTGAGGTAACAACGGTTACAGATGTTTTGGGAGATACCTATACTGATGTTGATAAGTTCGAGGAGCAAATTGCATTTGAGCCGAATACATTCCGACCATTTGCAAAGGGTGGAAAGCTAAGCGCGTTGCTGCTGAAATATAAACGCGAGGGCACGCTTGAAAAGTTTTCTCAGTTCAGAGTATTAGAAGGGTTTGGAATGTTAGGAACGCCAGGCGCTTACGAGGCTGATGTGCACGAAAAATCAACAATATACCCAACAAGCATGGGTGGAAGTTCCCGGACGAATTTCCCGTTTACAGTTCATCTTGGTGGCGAGATTACAAAGGGCACAATTGACACGCTGAAAAGGGGACTTACCTTTACACCGGCAATATAGGAGGCATTTATGGATATTAAAATAGTAAAGCCTTATTTTGACTTGGAACAAGGCAGGGTGGTAAAAAAAGACGAGATAATTCCAGTCAGTGAGAAACGCGGAGAAATTATAATTGCACATGGAATGGCAGAAAAGGTGGATAATAATTCATCTTTTTTTAATTCCAAAAGCAAACCTTCTAAAACTATAAATGACTTTTCGGTTGATCTGGAATCGAAAAAGGGGGAATAATATGGCTATATCAATAAAGGATAAATTTATCCGAGAGGCAATTCTGGACGAAAACGGAAAGCAAATAGGAGAAATCAAGTTTAATCCGGAAGACACTGCCACCTATACCATGCTTATTAACATCATGGAAGAATTGGTTGCCGGACATAAAAAGATTAATGAAATTGAAATAAAGGATATTGATCAAAAGCTTGAGACTATCGAAGATTTTGAAAAGGCCAGTGATGTTTTTGCAAAAATAAAGCTGGCGACTCAAACCACAGACGATATGATTGACAATATAACAAAAGAACTTGATGGTATCTTTGGGGTTGGCACATGTGATTTGTTCATGCAGGGCAGCCGTGATGCTGAGCTGGTGTTACCTTTGCTTAATGGAGTATTGCCATTCTTCAAAAATGCCCGGAAAGAAAAAACTCAAAAATATAAACGCTTAAATCCACCTAAAAAAGCATGAACAGGCTTATAAATAAGGCTCCTGAATCAATAATTATTGATGAAATTGAATATCCAATAAATACTGATTTCAGGGATTGCCTTATAACTGTTCAGGCGCTACAGGATGATGATCTGACAAACGAAGAAAAAGCGGAAATATTAATTGAAAACTTTTATGATGTAGTCCCAAATGATTTAGAAAAAGCATTAGAAAAGGCAATGGAATTTTACCGCTGCGGAAAAGATTCTGACAATAATCAATCAAATGAAAAAGTTTGTGATTTTGAAAGAGATGCAGATTATATTTATTCCGCATTGCTAAAAAAGGGAATTGATCTTGATAAGTGCGATAATATGCATTGGTGGACATTTATGTCTCATTTTTCAGAGATTGATAATAGCACATTTAATCGCATTGTTTATCTGCGAATGAAAAATAAAAAGGGTAAATTGACCAAAGAAGAACGGGAAGAATGTGATCATTTAGGATGGAATGTAATTAATATGCGTGATAATTCAAAAGATGATGATATTGAAGCATATTTGTTAGGAGACGATTAACATTAGTAAATATCCAACAGGATTTTGCAAATACAGCGATATTTATAATATAAAGAGAGGTATAACACGCCTCTCTTTTTCTATATAAAAAATATCTAAATAAGTGAGATGGATATACAAAGTCTTATGAACTTAATTTATTTATGAGTATCATAAAGCTTTTTTGATAGAAGAAAGGCGGTTTAAATGGCTGACAGATATGACGGTGCGATCAATATAAAAACCCTCGTGGACAATAAGGGTATTAATAAGGGATTATCTCAGACATCAAAAGAAATTGACCGGCTTACTACAAATTTTGAAAAACAAGCAGAATTAATTAAGAAACAGAATGCAGAATTAGAAAATTTACGAAGCAAATTACAGGCTATCGCGAAAGGCGAAAAGCCACAAGAAATTATAGAACTTGAAAAACAGCTTAAGAATGCTGAAAAAGAAACAAGAGCCGTTGAAGCTGCGAATAAAGATCTTATTATTCAATATGAAAAAGCTGTTGAACTTGCGGAATCACAAAGAAGCATTGGTCTTTCTGAGGAACAAATTGCTCCTGCTGTAGCGGAAGCAGATAGATTAGCTGAGAAATTACGTCCAGTTGATGATGAATTAAAAAAAATAGATGATTCGGCTAAAGTTATAAAAGAAAGAATAAAAGAAATACAACTTGACCCAACTACGAGTCAAGACTTCTCTGATTTAACTAATAAAATCGAACAAGGAAGTCTTGCGCTTGATATGAGCAAAGATAGAGCCATTGAATTACAAAATGAACTATTAAAACTATCGACTCCTTTTGGTCAGACAATACAGGATATATATACTAAAACAGAGAATATTACATCTGAAATTCAGAAACAGCAAAATGAATATCAGACATTAAATACACTTTATGAACAAACCAAAACTGAATTAAATTCAGCAAAAGAAAGTGGTGATGCTTTAGCCGAAAGTTTAGCTCAGGCGACTATGGACAGAACTGAAAAGGATATTGAAAAGATAGATTCTAAAATAAAAAATTTATATTTTGAATCTGAAAAACTTAAAGTTGCATTTGAAGATATAACATTAAATCCTCAAAATACAAATGAAGCTTATAATTTACGAGCGCAAATTAGTGGTATTGCTTTCATGCTTGATGATACTTCAAAAAGTGCAAGAACATTATCGGCAGAGATGAGTGAAGCATTCAAAACAGAGGAAATAAGTCAAGTTGATGCTGAATTAATAAATATTGAAAAAAGCTCAATAAATTTAACGACATTTTTAAATAAGATTAAGGATGGATTTAAAAAAATAGGCGTGTCTGTTTTGAGTATGATTGGTTCAATGAAATTATTAAATAAAGAAACAAAAAATTCTACTTCTGGATTTGAAAAATTAGCAAATAGAATCAAAAATTTAGTGGTTGCAGTTTTTGTTTTTAATATTATTAGACGAGGGTTACGGCAGCTTCAACAGGGGTTAATGTCAGCACTAAAACAAAATGATCAATTTGTAAATTCATTAGCACAGATAAAAGGGAATTTACTTACAGCATTTCAGCCAATCTATAATGCTGTATTGCCTGCTATTAATGCGCTAATGTCTGCATTAGCAAAAATTACAGCATATGTTGCATCATTTGTTAATGTTGTTTTTGGAAAAAGCATTAAACAATCCCAAGATGCCGCAAAGGCTATGTATAACCAAGCCAAGGCCACTAGTGCAGCTGGTAAGGCTGCTGAAAATGCATCATCAAGCATAGATGAATTAAGTGTAATTTCAGAGAATACTGCTGGTGCTGCCGCAGGTGCTGAAATCGCACCATCATTTGATATTGATACAAGTGATTTGGATATGTCTATATTAGATCAATTCGCAGAATGGATAGAAAAAATAAAGCAATTATTACAACCTGTAATTGATTCATTAAAATTATTATGGGAGCAATTAAAAATAGTTGGGAGTTTTGCATGGGATGCATTAAAAGATTTTTATAATTCTTTTTTAAAGCCTGTTGGCTTATGGACACTGGGAGAAGGATTACCACGTTTTATTGATGCTATCACAAAAGGTCTTGCTGCTATAGATTGGCAGAAAATAAATGATTCTCTACACGAATTATGGAACGCGCTTGCACCTTTCGCCATTAATGTAGGAGAAGGTCTTTTAAGATTATGGGAAAACGTATTGGTTCCTCTCGGAACATGGGTTATTGGAAAAGGATTCCCAAATTTTATAGACGGAATTACAAAATTAGTATCAGGAATAGATTGGAATAAATTAAATACATCTTTAGACAGATTATGGAAATTACTTTTGCCTTTTGCAATAAATATCGGCGAAGGACTTCTATGGTTTTGGAACAATGTCTTGGTTCCATTGGGAACATGGACAATTAATGATGTAATACCTTCATTTCTTGATATATTATCAGGAGCCATTGATTTTCTAAATACAACAATTGAAAGCATAAAACCTATTTTTCAATGGTTTTGGAATAAAATTCTTGTTCCAATTGCAGAATGGACAGGAGGGTTGATTGTCGATATATTAAGAGCTATTGGTGATGCGCTTAGATGGATTGCCGATAATGAAATAGCAATGGCCATTATTGAAGGAATAGCAATAGCAATAGGTTTAGTTACTACTGCTCTTCAAGCCTATAATATAGTGACTGCGATAATGGAAACTGTTCAGTTAGCAGCAGCTGCAGCCGGTGGGATTTTAGCTATTGCTGTAAATGCTATAAACTTACCGCTTGTATTAATAACAGCAGCTATAGCCGCATTGATAGCAATAGGAATCCTGTTATATAAGAACTGGGATGTCATCAAAGAAAAAGCACTTGAAATATGGGAAAGCATTAAAGCATTTATTTCTGAACAAATTGAACGAGTGAAATTAGTAATAACAACGGCTATTGAAATTATTCAAACTGTTTGGAACACAATTTGGACAGCCATAAAAACAACCGTTACGAATATATGGGATTACATCAAGAATTTAATATCTACAACAATTAATACAATAAAATCTAGTATTACCGCGGTATTAAATGGAATAAAAACGGTATGGAATAATATTTGGAATGGATTGAGCGATACAACAAAAAATGTATTTAATAATATTTGGAGTGTTATCAAAAAAGTTATAAATAGTATTCTTGGCGGAATAGAAAGCATGGTTAATGGTGTAATTAACGGAATCAACGGAATGGTAAGAGCATTAAATAGATTACATTTCAGTATTCCAGAATGGGTGCCGGGATTAGGTGGTAAATCGTTTGGATTCAGTCTTTCAGAGCTTGGACAAATATCAATTCCGAAACTTGCAACCGGCGGCATTGTAGATCAGGCAACTATTGCTATGATTGGCGAAAGAGGTAGGGAAGCTGTTCTTCCTCTTGATAGAAATACGCAATGGCAGGATGCGTTGGCTGATAAAGTAGTACAAAGGATTAATTCTGATGAAACGAATAACCTAATAAGAGAAACAAATCAATTGATTGCTTCTTTGGCTGACGCAATAAGGAATTCAAGTTCAGCAATATATCTTGATGGTCGAGAAGTTGGAAGTAGTATAGAATCGTGGCAACAAAATAAGGGAATACAGACAACAGGAGGTGGATTTATAAATGCGTACTAATGACGGATTTATAAGATATGGTTCATCATTTGATAATCTGATTTATACATTGCCTTTTCCGACAAGGGGAAAGGCAATGTTTCAAACAGAACGCTTAGTAGATGCTGCCAGAAATGTTAATGGAGTTGTGGTTGGTCAACAAGTCGGAAGAAGCCTTGATAAGCAGAATATGGGATGGTCTCGTATAGAACCCGAGAAGTGGTGGGAATTTAATAATTTTCTTGAATCCCATGGAATGTTTTTTAGCGTTGAATATTTTAACTATAATTTGGGGCGCTTGCAAAGAAAAAGATTTTATGCGAGCAATCCCCAATGCGAACCAGTTAATGTTGATCAGAATTCATTAAGACCAGAATATCTGGAAAATGCGCAGGTAAACATTATAGATACAGGGGAATAATATGCAAAAAGTATCTGAGCTATGGAAAAAAGAAATGGCAAATAGAATAAGAGGCCGGAGTTATATGAGAATTAACTTTGGCCTTGTTGATGTGGATGCGGCCGATGATATGTCGGCTGTTGATAATGGACATGAATTTTTGTC